GTTAAATTAATAGTTGATAAAGGTATAAATTTAGTTGAGTCTGAGGTTCCAAAAATTTTAGATTTAGTTAAAAATACTCCACTTCTTGATATTAGTGATGGAGGAATTGTAAATTCTAATGTTTGTCTTCCTAAACAAGATTTAGAAAAAATACTAGAAACTAGAAATCAGATAATGAATAAAATTAATTTAGTATCTGACACAATTAATGATTTAAGTAAAATAACAGATACCATTCAACCAATTGTAGATGCAACAAATACATCTTTAAATATAGCCAAAACAACAGTAAATACAGTTAGTGCCGCTATGTTAGCAGTCCCTCCAGGAATACCCATTCCAGGTCAATTAATAACAGGATTATCTACAGCTAATACTTTAGTAAATAATACATTACCTCCTATATTAACAACAAATTTAAATAAATTAAATTCTATTACAACTGCTACTGATTTTTCTAATAATTTATTATTAAAATTAAAAAATTTATTATCACAGATTGATCAATATTTAACAGGATGTGGTATTGATCCTAATAATTTAACATCATTATCAATAAATCTTCAACAATTAGAAGAATCTTTAATTATTAATAACAATAATAACACATATAAAGGATTTATTTTAAATATTATTGAAGAACCATACACTCCTACAGTAAATAGAAGAAAAGCTGTAGCTAAAAATACTCAAGATATCATATTACTATCTACTCCTTTATCATTTACTACAGATGATCAAACATTACTTAACCAAATTAAACTTTTGATTGACTCAAATAATTTAAAAGCTGACTAATTAAATATTTATAATAGATGAAAACTGACGCATTAAAAAAACTTATTAAAGAAGCTGTTAAAGAAGCAATTCAAGACGAATTAAAAGATATTCTACTTGAAGCAGTTCGTTCTAACAAACAACCTATCAGAGAATCTTACCAGGTAAGTGATGATAGAACTTTAAACTTTACATCAAATCAAGTACCTAAAAATCCTATAAATACTAAACAAGCATATATGGATATTTTGGGTGAAATGGCTCAAGGTCCTAAATCAGAATTTGCTGGTGAATTTAGAGTAAATGGTCCTTTAAATACCGTAGCTGAAGGTAGTTCTTTACCTTCTGGTCAATTAGGATTAGATCAAATAATGGGATTAATTGGAGGTAAATAATGGCATTTGGAGCAAAAAAGATATTTCCTATAGATACTAAACCTGGAACAGCAGTTGGGATATCTATCCCTTTTAATGCTCCATCTGTATTTTTTTCAACATATACTACTAAAGATGCTATTAGAAATAATTTATTAAATTTTTTTCTTACTAACCAAACTGAAAGATATTTAAATAATGGATTTGGAGCTAACTTAAGAGCATTTTTATTTGAACAAATAACTACTAATAATCTTAATTTTTTAGAAGATTCTATTCAAGAATTAATAAATCAATACTTTTATAATGTAAAAGTCAATGATCTATATATAGATCAATATCAAGATAGTAATACAATAAATATGGTATTAAACTATAGTATCATAGACACAGGAATAACAGATCAAGTTCAAATAACATTTACATAATGGCCGTAATTAGAAATATAAAATATATAAATAAAGATTTTAGTGAATATAGAACTAGCCTAATAGATTATGCTAGAACTTATTATCCAACTACATATAATGACTTTAGTCCTGCATCCCCAGGAATGATGTTTATGGAAATGGCAGCGTATGTAGGTGATGTTTTATCATTTTATTTAGATAATCAAGTACAAGAAAATTATTTACAATTTGCTCGTCAATCAAATAATTTATTTGAATTAGCATATATGTTTGGTTATAAACCGAATGTAACTGGAGTAGCAGTTGTTGATGTAGATTTTTATCAAAAAATTCCATCTATCTTATCAGGAGGTGGTTCTTATGTTCCTGATTTTAGTTATGCAATGTATATAGGTCCAAATTCAACTGTAACTAATAACGCAAATACTGTTACCTTCTTAGTCTCAGACCCTATAGACTTTACAGTTTCAAGTTCAAGTGATCCAACCACCGCAACTGTTTATCAAGTATCAAGTGGAAATGTTATATCATTTTTATTAAAAAAAACAAGAAAAGCAATATCAGCTACAATAAATGAAAAAACTTTTACTTTTGGCTCCCCAATAAAATTCCCAACAGTAGAAATAATTGATGATAATTTAATAGGTATTTTAGATTGTGTAGATGATGATGGAAATAATTGGTATGAAGTAGATTATTTAGGTCAAGAAATGATTTATGATAGTATTAAAAATACTAATATAAATGATCCTAATTTATCATCATATGGAGATACACCGTATTTATTAAAACTTAAAAAAGTACAACATAGATTTACTACTCGTTTAAGAAATTCAAATACATTTCAAATTCAATTTGGAGCAGGAACAGTAGCAGATTCAGACGAAATTATAACTCCTAACCCAGATAATGTAGGTATTGGTTTACCATTTGAACAAGATAAATTAACAACAGCATATTCTCCTTCAAACTTTTTATATACAAAAACATATGGAATTGCTCCTTCAAATACTACATTAACATTTAGATATTTAACTGGAGGTGGTGTAAGTGCTAATGTAAATTCTAATACATTAACTGGATTTAGTGGTAATCTTAATTTTTTAAACCCAAATGTTGCTAATACGGTTTTAGCTAATGATATATATAACTCATTTGCTGTCAATAACCCATTAGCAGCTAGTGGTGGAGGTGATGGAGATTCAATTGAAGAAATTAGACAAAATTCTTCAGTAAATTTTGCTTCACAACAACGAAATGTTACTCAAGATGATTATTTAGTTAGAGCATTAAGTATGCCTTCTAAATATGGTGAAGTAGCTAAAGCATATATTGAACCAACTAAACTTCAAAGTATATTACCTGGTGAATCTTTAGGTATATTAGATTTATATATTTTAACATATGATATTAATAAAAATTTAAATTATGCTTCATATGCTTTGAAACAAAATTTAGTAACATACCTTTCTCAATATAGAATGATAAATGATGCTATTAATATTAAAAATGGATTTATTATCAATATTGGAGTAAATTTTGATATTATAGTTTTACCTAATTATAACAATAATCAAGTTTTAGTAAAATGTATAGATGCTTTACAATCTCATTTTAATATAGATAATTGGCAAATTAATCAACCTATTATTTTAAGAGATATATATGTTTTATTAGATAGAATAGAAGGAGTTCAAACAGTTAAAAATATAGATATTTATAATTTAGTAGGATCAAATTTAGGATACTCTGATTTTGCTTATGATATCTCAGGAGCAACTAGAAATAATGTTATATACCCATCAATAGATCCTATGATATTTGAAGTAAAATACCCAAATGCTGACATACAAGGAAGAGTAGTACCATTATAAAAATAAACCATGGCTATATATAAAATATTCCCCACACAAGATACATCAATTTACTCATTCTATCCTGATAAAAATACAGGATTAGATGAGATATTAGATATTTCAACTAGTCTAAATCTAGATCTAGACCCAGGTCCTCAAGCAAATAGAGTTTTAATTCAATTTTCAACTAATGAAATAAATGATATTATTAATAATAAGATATCCGGCTCTCAGTGGCAAGCTAATTTAAGATGTTTTATATCTGAAATTAATTCTTTAACAAGTAATACTACAATTGAAATCTATCCTATTTCTCAATCATGGAATATGGGAACTGGAAAATTTAATTTTGATCCTGAGATAACTAACGGTGCAAGTTGGAATTATAAAGATTATTACAATGGAGTATTATGGACAGATGGTAATTTTAATCCGGGTACAACAGGCTCATATACTTCTTCTATAACTATAGGTGGTGGTACATGGTATGTAACCCAATCAATAAATGGAGAATTAAGTGGATCTCAAACATTTGGATTTTATGATGATAAAGATCTTAATATAGATGTTACTAATATAGTTGATGTTTGGTATAGTAGTTCATATGATAATAATGGATTTATTATTAAACAAAGAGATGAATTTATAAATAATATTAATAATCAACCAAAAATTACATATTATTCTATTGATACTCATACTATTTATCCTCCATGTTTAGAATTTAAATGGGATGATTGTATTATTAATACTGGATCATCAGGTATAGTAACAATTAATACTCAACCTTTTACAATTAGTCTAAATGAAAATCCAGGTACATTCTACCCAGATAGTGTAAATAAATTTAGAGTATATTCAACACCTGAATATCCTGTTCGTGTATGGTCAACCTCTTCATTATATACTAAAAATTATTATTTACCTGAAGAATCATACTATGCAATTCAAGATCTATATACAAATGAATATGTTATAGATTTTGATACTATATATACTAAATTAAGTCAAGATACTATAAGTAGTTATTTTACACTTTATATGAATGGATTAGAACCAGAAAGATATTATAAAGTTGTAATTAAAACTATTTATAATGGACAAACAATAATTGTAGATAATAATTATTACTTTAAAGTTATTAATGGATAATGGGGATTATTAATTTAAATAAAAAAGTTTATAATAAAAATCAATATAAAAAAGTTATTGATACTAGTTTTTCTCAACTAGCAACATCTGTTTCTTCTTCAGAAAATAAATCATTAGAAGAAAATTATACACAAGAAATAAATACATTTTTTCAAGATTATAATAGACTTTTTTATCAAATCCCTAAAACCGGATCAACTGATTCTCATGAGTATCTTATAAAAACTAGTACAGAATACATTGATTATACTCCTATTAATAATGATGTTCAAGTATTAATTGAAGAAATTAATCAGTTACAAAAACAAAATCTAGAACTTAATCAACAAATAGTTAATCTAACTATTTCTGGATCATCTCCTACAAATTTATTATAATGGAAAAAATAGTTAATGTACAACCCTTAGATCCGAATACTCTTCAATTACAGAACTATTCTACTTCAGATACATCTTTAATATTAAGTAATACTCAACAAAATATAATATTTGACTCATCTGTTGATTATATAGAATATTATATAT